GCCTTTGCCGATATGTGTAACCTTAGGTGTGCAGGTGACACACAGCTAGAGACTAGGCTAGTAGCTAACCAGATTTGTAACAGCATGAAGGAATGGTTTACTACATCATGGTTTGCTTTGAGATTGGAGAAGTAGAATGGGTATGGCAGGTGAGATAGAGAACTTACAGATGGCGATAGCACTTAAAGAAGAAGAACTATTTGCTCTAGCTAAAGAGATAGCTGACTTAGAAAATAAATTAGAGGAGTTACAAAAATGTGGGCCTTAGTGTGGTTAGAACTAATCAGTGGTCAGAGCTTGGAGTACTATCACATAGATAGTTACACTACGTATGAACAGTGCGAGGTACAAAGAAAGCTGGCTGAAGTAATGATAACTCACAACGGCATAGGTGTCGTATGTTTAGATGTAACAGGAGGATAATATGTGGGCAGTAATGTTTGAGATAGAAGGTGGAGAGTTGGCATACGATACAGGCAAAAAGGTTTTTACTAATTATGATGAGCCTTTAATTTTTTCTGACAAAGAAGAAGCTATGTCCCAAGCAAAGAATTGGAACACAGGTATTGTTGTGCCATACATAAGACCAATGTCAGATGAAGAGAGACAGCAATCAAAGGTAAGAGGAAAGTGGACATAATGTTTACAGTTGAATTTGAATCAGATGCATCTGTAGTTACTACACTGGATCACTCTGGCCTCTTTGAAGATGTCGAGATGGTCATTGCAGATAATGGCATCGTATACATACGCCAGTTTGATGAGGGGATGGATGATTATCAGATGTTATACATGAGTTTACAACAGTTCACTGACATAATTACTTCTTACAGAACTCCTGAGGGTATGTATAAAGTAGTACCAAAGGAGAATATTAAATGATGGAACTAGCCCTGATAAGAACTCTTATGAACAAGGAGTTCTATGATAACAACAAGGGTATAAGATGCCCGGATGAGTTGTTCAGTAAGGATGTGCGTAAGATCAAGCAGACACTAGACTACGCAATGAATACTTATGAGCGTACACTCACTACCTCTGAGCTTGAGGCTTTGTTCTTTGCTAACAACAGCACAATGACTACGGCAAACAAGCAGGTCTACAATGATCTATTCAAGCGTGTGTCACGTGAGGAATCAATGAACAAAGAGATAGCTAGTGAGGTACTATCTAAATTATTTCAGCAGGTACTAGGTAACAAGCTTGCCAACATAGGGTTCGACTACGTTAATGGATCACTTGATAGCCTTGAGCCTGTACGTAATCTATTGCAGACGTATCAGGATGACTTCACCCCTAACCTTAAGCTTGAGTTCGGTAACATAGATATAGATCACCTACTCAAGGCCAATGACATTCAGTCGCAATGGAAGTTCAACATCCCTAGCTTAGGTAGGAACGTTGAGGGTATCAGTGGTGGTCACTTGATCATCGTAGGCGCACGCCCTAACACAGGCAAGACATCCTTCCACGCATCCTTGATAGGTTCACCGGGTGGCTTTGCTTCGCAGGGTGCCAAGTGTCTGGTGCTTTGTAATGAAGAGGCATACGAGAGAGTAGGCGCACGCTACCTAAGTGCAGCAACATCCCTATCTATGGAAGAGGTCAAGGGTAACTACGCCTTAGCTGCCTCACGCTATGAGCCAGTGCGTAAGCAGATAGAACTGTATGATAGTACAGGTAAGGACATGGGATGGGTTGAGGCTATCATCAAGGCATACAAGCCTGACATCGTGGTATTAGATATGGGTGATAAGTTTGCTGTTAAGAACAGCGACAAGTCAGATGTCTATCTCAAGAACGCAGCTATCCATGCACGCAACATAGCTAAGCAGTACGACTGCGCTATCATATGGATGTCACAGCTATCAGCTGATGCTGAAGGTAAGATCAATGTAGATCAGTCTATGCTGGAAGGTAGTAAGACAGGCAAGGCAGCTGAAGCAGACCTGATGGTGTTAATCTCTAAGAACCCTGTACTAGAGGCAACAGAAGATGACACAGTTGATTCACAAAGGTACTTGATTATTGCAAAGAATAAGCTTAAAGGTGGGTGGCACGGTAAGATAACGTGTGAGTTAGATGGAGCTAGGGCACAGTACTTAGCATAGATAGGAGCGACAATGGAATTAGTTCTTGATGTAGAGAATACTGTCACACACAGGGGTGGCAAGATGCACCTAGATCCTTTTGAGGAAACCAATAAGCTTGTGCAAGTGGGTGTACAAGAAGTTATATCAGGCAGTCAGGACATCTATAACTTTGATCACGTTGAAGCTCATGACTATGATGGGTCACAGGCTAAGCAGCTACAAACTAAGTTGGATGCAGCAACCTTATTGATACTGCACAATGCACAGCATGACATGCCGTGGCTATGGGAGAGTGGCTTCAAGTATAGTGGTGCTATATACGACACTATGTTAGCTGAATACGTCTTGATGAGAGGCAACCACATGGAGATAACCCCTACTGGTTCCTTCAAGAAGAAGTCTATTAGCTTAGCTAACTGTGCGTTGCGCCGTAACCTAGACTTCCAGAAGGATGACACACTAAAGACTTACTTCAAGGAAGGTTACAACACTAACGAGATACCTTTGAAAGAGCTTACGTACTACCTACAGTGTGACCTATCCACCACACGTGCATTGTATGTTGCACTACAAGAAGACTACGCTAAGCCTGACTCAGAATCACTGATCAACATACGTGACATCACGTTCAAGGTATGCCTGAGTCTATCCCGTATGTATTCATCAGGCCTCAAGGTTGACTTGAAGGCTCTGGAATCTGTGCGTACTGAGTTTGAGACAGAGAAGGCTGACATAGAGGTGAGGCTACAGACTAAGGTACGCAAGCTTATGGGTGATACTCCTATCAACCTTAACAGCCCTGAGCAAATGTCACAGGTTGTGTTCTCACGCAGTATGACTAACAAGAAAGAGTGGGCTGGGCTGTTCGACTTCACTAAGACAGACAAAGAGTACAGAGATGCAGTGCTTGCTAACAGTACGCAAGTCCGTAAGACTACTGCGTTTACCTGCCCTACCTGTGCAGGACAATGCAAGACCTATAAAGTAAGGAAGGATGGCACAAAGTATGCCAGACCTAACAAATGTAAGGATTGTGATGCTAGAGGCTACCAACTAAGGAAGTCTAATGAGTTAGCTGGGCTAGGCTTTATGCCACCCAATAAGAAATGGGTTAGTGCCAATGGCTTTAGTACAGGTAAGGATAATCTTTCTACCCTCATGACTACAGCTAAGGCTAACAACATGGATAGTGCCTTGGATTTCCTTAAGGATCTCAAACGTCTATCAGCTATATCAAGCTACCTAGCCTCATTCGTTGAGGGTATATCTGTCTTCACAAAGAAGGATGGATACCTTCACGTAGGCCTGACGCAGCACATCACTAGCACAGGCAGGTTCTCAGGACGCAACCCTAACATGCAGAACATGCCAAGAGGTGGTACATTCCCAGTGAAGAAGGTGTTTATATCTAGGTGGGAAGGTGGTCACATATGTGAGTGTGATTTTGCTCAGCTTGAATTTCGTGTCGCAGCCTTCTTAGCTCAAGATGCTGTTGCTATGGCTGAGATTGCATCAGGCTTTGACGTACACAGTTACACAGCTAAGGTTATCAGTGATGCAGGACAGGCAACTACCCGGCAAGAAGCTAAGGAGCACACCTTCGCACCTCTGTTCGGCGCTACTGGCTATGGACGCACACCTTCAGAGGCATCATACTACCATCACTTCATAGAGAAGTATGAGGGCATTGCAGCTTGGCACAAGAAGCTAGGCAATGAGGCAGTGCGGTATCAAAAGATTACTAACGTAGGTGGTAGGCAGTATGCCTTCCCCGGTACAGAAAGGAGGCCCAATGGGTTACCAACAAACTTTACTATGATAAAAAACTATCCGGTGCAGGGGTTTGCAACAGGAGATGTAGTACCTGTAGTACTAGTGGAGCTAGAGAGTAGGCTCATGCCTATGCGATCTACTCTGGTCAACAGTGTGCATGACTCAATGGTCATAGACATACATCCCTATGAGAAAGATCAGGTTATAGAGATCATTAACTCTATGAACATGGACTTGCATCAGATCATATACGACTACTACAAAGTCAAGATGAACGTACCTTTATTATTAGAGGCAAAGATTGGACCTAATTGGCTTGACACACAGGACGTATGAGGTTATAACTTAGTCTCTCGTAATCAATTTCATATATAAGGATTATAAATATGAATACAGAAATAGCACTTAAAGTAGAAGGCATGTCTCTTGCAGAGGCAATGGGCATTAGCACTGGAGGAACTACTACCTCTCAGTCTTCCTTAGCACGAGTGAATCAGATACACTCAGCACTAACCGAAACAGATGCCGAAGGTGATGAGCACATCAAGATTCCAGTAGGAGCCTACAAGGTAACGTTGTCAGATGGGGAAGTTGTTTACAGTAAGACAATCTCTACACGCATCTTCTCACAGCGACATCAGTGGCAACGATGGGATGCTGATGCAAAGTCTATGCATAAGACACTACTATCAACTAGCCTTAACGTAGACCTTAAGGATACTACAGGTAGGTTTAACCTTGGGCGTCCGTCAGGATACATCAAAGACTTTCAGTCATTGCCTGAGGAGATGAAGACAATCATCCGTGGCGTGAAGCGGGTTCGTGTGTTGTTGGGTGTGCTTACATTAGACAAGCCTACTGATGACAAAGGCGTTGCTATCAAGGGTCTAGATGCAGAGATACCATTCGTAATGGACGTTAAGAACAATGAGTCCATGAAGGCTATGGATGCAGCTATCAGTCAGATCATTAACAAGAAGCTGACTCCTGTTGAGCATACCCTTAAGCTGGGTAGTGCAAAGCGTGACCTACCTTCTGGTGGTAAGTATGCTATCATCGTTCCTTCCTTAGGTGAGCAGGTATCTTATGGTTCTGATGACAGTAAGATCCTTCAAGACTTTATTGATTGGATCTCTGGCACTAACAGTTGGATAGAGGGCAAGCATAAGGAAGCAGCAGTTGGTAACATCTCAGATGCAGATGCAAAGATTGTAGGCTCTATCGTAGAAGTGCGAGAGTTTGAGGGATGATACACCCAGCTGAGCTATCAGTACACGCATTCTTGCGGTCAGCTATTAATGGCAAGGCAAGTATGAGTGATGAGATAATACAAGGAGTAGCCACTGATGTGGCTGCTGCTCTCAACAAGCAGTTTAATGGTGGGCCACGTGATGAGTTTCGTTTGCGTATGTCTAACATTGGGCGTCCTAGATGTCAGCTGTGGTTCTCTAAGAACAACCCAGACACTGACGTTCAGAAGCCTACATCATTCATGTTGAACATGTTGATGGGTGATTGGACTGAGGCTATGTTCAAGGGTGTACTACGTGCAGCTGGCGTAGAGTTTGGTGATAACGATAAGGTTACTCTAAAGGTAGGTGATGTCGCTATCAATGGCGAGTATGACATGGTGTTGGATGGTAAGGTAGACGATGTTAAATCAACTACACCTTACGGTTACGACAACAAGTTTGCTAGTTATGATTCCTTAGCTTACTCTGATGACTTTGGCTATGTATCCCAGCTTATAGGTTATGCTGTGGCTGCAGACAAAGGTGTCGGTGGTTGGTGGGTGGTCAACAAAGTGAATGGTCAATTCAAATATGTCTCAGCTGAGACAGCTAATGTAGAGGAGGTAATGGAAACTATCAAAGGCACAGTCGATTACATCAATAACGATGAACCCTTTGAGAGATGCTTTGAAGCTGAACCAGAAACGTTCAGGAAGAAAGCAAGCGGCAACATGAAGCTATGCAAGACATGCTCATGGTGTGACCACAAGAAGAAGTGTTGGCCTGAGCTACAAGAACTGCCATCTAAGGTTTACTCAGGATCAAAACTACCCCCCGTAATAGAATACGTTTACGTAGAAGGATAAACAAACATGGCTAAGGTTACACTAGACGATATAGAATATGATACAGAAGACTTTACGGAGAAGGAAACTTCTTTGCTAAAGGAGATTCAGTACAATGGATCTATCAAGCAAGAACTAGAATACAAGTGGAGGTGTGTGTCAAACTCAGGAGATAGTTTACTCAAACAACTTAAAGACTCCTTGTCTAGCAGCACAGTTCCTGACAATGAAGCCGCCTAAACGGTATCACGCTAAAGGTAAGTACAAGAGTGGTCTTGAAAAAAGTACTGCTCTTGTACTAGCCGGGTGTCAAAAGGCTGTACGTTATGAGCAGCTGAAGATAGAGTGGGAAGACTTACGCTATCGCACTTACACGCCTGACTTCCAGTTAGATAACGGGATACTAATTGAAACAAAAGGGTTGTTTGATTCAGAAGATAGAAACAAACACATAGAAGTTCGCAGCCAGCACCCAGAGTTAGACATTAGGTTTGTATTTAGCAATGCCAAGGCCAAGCTTTACAAAGGTTCTAAGTCTAGATACTATGAGTGGTGTAACAAGAATGATTTTCTATGGGCAAACAGAGTCATACCTGAGGAGTGGCTTAAGGAGAAAGGTTCTATCATTAAGACAAGTCGCATTCCACTAAAGACAGAGAGAAGGAAGTAACATGCCCTATGAGTTAGAAGATGATGAGGTTGCTTTTATTATAAAACCTACAAGCATTGACAACCTAGAAGATTGGGATGGTACTGTAAGTACAGGTATTGCAGTAGGTGATAACTTCTGTTACTCTGAGGATGTTCTTCAAGACTTAGTTTATGTAGCTACCTTGTGTAGTGCTTTCTTAGACTTGATGGAGAAAGATGATGAACTAATGGATCGGGTTGCTGAACACCGACATAAGATACTAATGGAAGAAATTAGTAGGCGCTCTAAGAGAGATAAGGCTTTACAAGGGGGCGGTGGTGAGGTAATAAACTTTAACGCTTATACAAAAACAAAGGGTAACGCATGACTAAGTTTGATCCAGTAGATCACCCAGCCCATTACAACATGGGTGGTATAGAATGTATTGATTACATCAAGCAGGTACTAGGCTTGGAGGGGTTCATTGCATACTGTCATGGTAACATGATTAAGTATCAGCATCGTTATGGTTTCAAACAAAAGCCTGTTGAAGATATGAAGAAGGCTGCATGGTACTTAAGTAAAATGAATGAAGCTTTAGCGGAGAAGCACAGATGAAGGTTAAGACTTTTAGTGTTACGTTCTTGCTTCAGATTGATGAGGCCAATAACATCTTAGGCTCGTATGAAGACGCACATACTGAAGATGTTAGTGATCTTGTAACCGATACGTTCTATGACATAGATGATGTTTCTGTTCAGAATATTTTAGTAAAGGAAAGACGCATATGATTACAGAAAAAGATGTAGCAGACCTGAGATACTATGATAAATTTAAAGAGGATGGTACACCTCAGAATGAGTTAGCTGCTTATTCACAATGGGCTGAAGGCCTAGTACTAACTAAAGGATACACTAGGCTATTAGAAAATATACTAGGTATCGTAGGAGAAGCAGGTGAAGTAGCAGAGAAATTAAAAAAGAGTTTACGGGATGGTGCTACCTTTGATAAAGAAGGGGTAAAGCTGGAGTTAGGAGATGTCTTGTACTACATAGCTATCACTGCTAATGGTATAGGTAGTAACTTGCAAGAGATTGCAGAGCTTAATATAAAAAAACTAAACAGCCGCAAAGAACGTGGTGTGTTACAGGGATCAGGGGACAACAGATGAGTAACTATCTACCAACAGACTACCAATCATTTATACACAAGTCCCGCTATGCACGATGGCTAGACAAGGAAGGAAGGCGTGAGACTTGGGGCGAGACAGTATCACGGTACATGGAAAACATTGTACATCCTGTAGCTGGTAAAGATTCGTACATCAAGGAGATTGAAGAGGCTATCTTATCACTAGAGGTAATGCCTTCTATGCGTAGCCTTATGACTGCAGGCCCAGCCGCAGCACGAGACAACATTAGTATGTACAACTGCTCTTACATAGCTATAGATAACATCGTAGCCTTTGATGAAGCTATGCACGTTCTTATGTGCGGTACTGGGGTAGGCTTCTCAGTAGAGAGGCAGTACGTTCAGAAGCTACCAGACGTACCTACGTTGTTTGACAGTGAGACTAACATCGTTGTTAAGGATAGCAAAGAGGGCTGGTCTAAAGCTCTGCGTCAACTCATTGCTCTCCTGTACAGTGGAGAGATACCTACATGGGATACCAGCAGAGTTCGCCCTGCAGGTGCTAGGCTCAGGACGTTTGGTGGTAGGGCATCAGGCCCAGCGCCACTGATAGACTTGTTTAACTTTGCCATAGCTACATTCAAGGCTGCACAAGGACGCCGCCTGTCTAGCATAGAATGCCATGACCTTATGTGTAAGATTGGTGAAGTAGTGGTAGTTGGGGGCGTGAGACGCTCAGCAACAATCAGCCTATCAAATCTGTCTGATGATAAGATGCGTCACGCTAAGTCAGGTGCATGGTGGGAGAACAACCCACATCGTGCGTTAGCTAACAACTCTGTGTGTTACACTGAGAAGCCTGACAGTCTATCCTTCATGCGTGAGTGGATGTCTTTGGTTGAGTCAGGCTCAGGTGAGCGTGGTATCTTCAACCGTGAGGCAGCTAAGAAGCAAGCAGCTAAGAATGGTAGGCGTGATACAGACCATGACTTTGGCACTAACCCTTGCAGTGAGATCATATTACGCTCAGGGCAAGTATGTAATTTAACGGAGTGTGTAGTACGTGCAACAGACAGTCTTCAAGACCTTGAGAGAAAAGTTCGTATCGCTACGATATTGGGTACTATTCAGTCTACCTTCACTAAGTTCCCCTATCTGCGAAAACTGTGGGTGCGAAATACAGAAGAAGAACGCCTGCTGGGTGTGTCACTCACAGGGATAATGGACAACCCCTTACTTACAACAGTTAACGCAGGATTGGAGCAAACCCTTGAGCACTTACGTTCTATTGCTGTCTCTACTAACGCTGAGTGGGCTGAGCGCCTTGGCATCCCTGTTTCTACTGCTATCACTTGTGTTAAGCCATCAGGAACGGTATCTCAAATGGTATCATCTAGCAGTGGGGTGCACCCTCGTCATTCCCCCTATTATGTTCGTACTGTTAGGGGTGACGTTAAAGACCCTCTGACTCAGTTTATGAAAGACCAAGGAGTGCCTAGTGAGCCTTGTGTTATGAAGCCTGACACAACAGTAGTGTTTAGCTTTCCTCAGAAGTCTCCTGATGGTGCAGTCTGTACTAAGGACACTACTGCAATTCAACAACTGGAGATGTGGTTAGCTTATCAGAGACACTGGTGTGAGCATAAGCCATCGGTGACTATCAATGTTAATTCAGAGGAGTGGCTTGAAGTAGGAGCATTTGTTTACAAACACTTTGATGAAATGAGTGGTGTGTCGTTCTTGCCCTTCAATGAGCATACGTATCAGCAAGCACCTTATCAAGATTGCAGTAAGGAGGACTACGAGAAATTGCTCTCTTGTATGCCGACTACAATTAACTGGGAGGAACTATCGGAGTACGAGCAAGAAGATAATACCGCAGGTAGTCAGACACTGGCGTGTTCTGGTGATAGCTGTGAAATTGTAGACTTAACTTAAAAGGAAATAAAATGGTAGAAACATTATTCGTAGTGTCGTTAAAGATGTTTGTAGCTTTAGGTGTTACAACAAACACGGTAGATTACATTACATCATTCTTTGCAGCAGCACCAGCAATATAACTTCCTCACCTAAGCAAGTGTTTAAACTGCTTACTTAAGGAATTGTAATGCAACTAGAGATGTTTAACGATAAAGCAAACCTACCTAAACCAAATGGTGATACCCAGATATGTAAACTATGCTCTAAAGAAAAAACCTTAGACCGATTTCACAATTCATCAAATAACACTTCAAGGTACGATACTAGATGTAAAGTTTGTGCTTCTAAAGACGCTGCGCTTAGAAATGCCATGCGTATTACATATAAAAGCATTAAACCCAAAGTCTGTGACTGCTGTGGTGAGCCTTCTAACAAATCTTTAGTAGTAGATCACTGCCATAACACACTAAAGTTTAGAGGGTGGCTATGTGCAAGCTGTAACTTAGGCATAGGACACTTAGGAGATAATATAGAGGGTGTAGAGAAAGCTATAGCATTTTTAAGGAAGCACTATGAAACTAGAACGTGAAGCTAAAGAACATGTAGACAGTAAGAGACAGGTGTTTGAAGAAGGTCTGCTGGATCACTTCACATGGGTTGAGGAGTACTTAGATGCTAATCTCTGGGATACAACTGAGCTAGATGTAGTTAAGCAGAACCTTACGACTGCACTGCTGTGGGCTAGACGCTCTGCAGATACGCATGGTATAAAGTAAGCTAGGGGGTGTGGAGGGATACCTGTGAAGCACCCCCACCTTAGTCTTACTGTGCCGCCCTCATCTTTTGAAGTTGTATGTTAGCGTTAAACATTCTTAGCTCTTCATAGTTCATATCTCTTATGCCTACTTTAACTCCCATGTCACGCATGTGTTTCATGGCTAGAGCCTTTTGTTCTTTATTACCATTGCCCATAGTTTTGTATCTTATGGTTGCTAAATAGTCTTCGCCTCGTGATTGAGTCTGAACCATCTTACGCACCATAGTTCTTATGTTTGCGACTACACTATTTACATCCGTTCGTTTCTCTGTAATATTTTTAGCTTTAAACCTTGGGTCATTTAATAACTTACCCATACGCCTCTCTAATAGAGGAGCCATAGTCTCATTAAAGATCCTGTCATAAGCTGGCATGTTAGAACGTTGATCCTTAGACCAGCCTTTTATACCTGAAAGAGAGTAGACTTTTTCTGTAGCTGTTCTTCCAGGAACTAACTTTATACCAAAGATACGAGCTAGTGGGTTGGGGTCATACAGTTCCCCTTCCCTAGATGCCACTCTAAGGCTCTCTCCTGTAATAGTCTCTGTTTGTCCACCTATTGCTTCTAAGATATTATCAAAATACTTTGTAGCTGACTGATTAAACTTACCATAGCCACGAGCCTGACGTACATCTTTAGCTGTGTCTGTCTCTGTAAGAAAGCCTACTAGTTTATTAAGAGGGTCTAGTGGACGGAATACACCAGCCAAAATGTTACCTACAGGTTTACCTATGCTTTCAGATACATCTGCACCTAACTCGTATGTCCTTTTAAAGACACCGCCCTCTTCTACTATCTCTCTTCCTGGTTCAGTAAATGCATTGTAGAAACTACGTAACATATTCTCACGCTCACCGCCACTGTCCTTACCACCTAGAGGATTAAAGTAATCTAGAACGCTACTTAAGTCTGTACCAAACTGCATATCTTTAGAAATCTGGCCTATAGCTAATTGCTCACCTAAATCTCGTTTCATCTCAGACGTTATAGGCCTTCCCATCGCCATATGATTTAGAACCTTGCCTGCAGCTAACATGTAGGATAGAGGGAACACGTTAGTTACATCTACAACAGAACTACCTTGACGTAGCTCAAATGTACCTAAGCCTTGTTCTTGTTGTGCCTCAGATAAACGGGCTGCTGCAACTAACGCTACAGTACCTACGGTAGCACGAGAAATAGCCTCTCTATGTTGTATTTTAGTGCCAGACTTATTCATAATCTTTTTCGCTACACCCAAGTATGCAAGTGGCGAGAACTGATAAGATGATGCAACAACGTTGTTCATAAATCTACCAAAGGGTAGTATAAGACCTATGCCCGGTGTAGCTGAAGCGTTTTCAACAATCTTAGCTAAGCCTGCAGCAACACCTTTATCTTTAGTATAATCTTTAGCGAAGACAGATCTCATAGTTGTATCCAGAGCTTGACCTGTTACCTCTTCATCAATAAGTTTCATATCACCTGTTCTTAAGACATCATCTAAAGTACGTCCATATTTAAGGTCTATGTACTTGTCTAACTCACCCATGAACATCTGAGACTTAGTTAAGCTGTCTTGAATACGCACACCAGTTAGATCGTTGGCTGCACCAACACCTCTTTCTATTGCAGAAGCAAAACCTTTAGATGCATCTATGCCATACTGCTTAGATGTACGTTCTACGCCAGCACCTATAGTCTCAAACAATACTTTCTTAACTGCAGGCTCAGCATCTAGTAGAGCCATGTAACCTTCGTATGTAGTATGGGCATCTGCAAAGTTTCTCATCTTCTGACCTTGTACACGTATGTATACCTTGGCTTGCCTCATAAGTTGTTTGTCATTTGTTAGTACTGCTTTAGCTGCAACACCACCAGCATTAATTAAGTCAGTAGCTAACTGTCCAAATGCAAACGCACCGAAGCCTGCTAAGTTAAGTGCAGTTGTAGCTGGGGAAGATACCAGCAAACGTTTCCAGACATTCTGAGCATAGCCAAAGGGCTGCTTGTTTATAGCGTCATCAAGTTTCTTTCCATCGTCAAAGCCTGTAGCTGCTAGTAGAACATCATTGCCTGCAACAACTGCATCATTTATCCTTCTTCTAGACTGAGATAAGACACTCATAGATCTACCTAAGTCACTTATACTAGAGGCTATAATATCACCTAGCTCTACAGGACTGTTTACTATTTCACCTAGTTTAATTGCAGTAGAACCCTCGATCAACTTTGATATTTCTATGTAGTCTTCTTCTGGTAAGTATCTAACCATGTTAGTTAATACGTCACCTACAGGCGTCTTCTTGTTTATTTTAATACCAGCTTCTATTGCAATATCAGTCAGTCCTCCACCCACTCTAGGCGAATCAAGATCATCTAGTATAGCTCTTGGGCCTAATATAATATCGGCGAACACATCTTCAGGTAGTATAGAAGCACCTTTATTCTTGCCTCGTTTTACTTTTTTAGCCCATGAATCATACGCTTTACGTACAACCTTTACAGCTTTCTTTTGAGATTTCTTGTCTAGCATAGGCAGTGAGTCTTGCAGAGGACCTGTACGTGCAAGTAAGTCCAGCTTATCTATACCACCCTGTAAGCCTGACGCACCTTTAAATCTACGTCCAACTAGCTGTGCAGCAGGCGCAATTAAGCCCCCCATAGCTGTAGTCATCCACGCCTGTGTGCGGTTGTACTGCTCTTGATAATTTGCTTCTATGTATACATCTTGAATCATGCCATCGTGCATGTAAGCTATTGCACCATCAGTTACAGCAGTAGATAGAAGGGCATTACGCCCAGCGCCTTTAGTCTTTTCTGCAACAGCTAGTTTTGCTGCAGCCTGCTGACGCTCAGCCACTACAGTCTTCTTAGCGTTATCTGCAAATTCTGTTCTAAGCCTTTTAGCCATAGGGCCAGTAATGCTTTTCTTCTGTATTATTTTAGATACAGCTTCTGCAGCTTCTTCTTGTGCTTTAATTACAGCTTTCTTAGTAGCGCCTTTTTTAGTGGCACGTTTAGCTGCGTCTGCTGCAGCTTTCTTAATTGCTAACTTGCCACCCTGAGCAATAGATATTGTACCAGCCTTAGCTAAGCCACCTGTAGCTAGACCTATGTAGTTGGATGGGTCTGCTGCTGCAGCATAGATGTAATCAAAGATACCTTCAGCTTTACCGTACATACCATCGTTAGTCCAGAAACTACCTAGTTGATCATATAGCTTGTATGCCTCGCCTGCTACTTGCTTCTCACGCTCATTAGCACGATTCATAAAGATTACTTCGCCTGCAGTAGATATGCTGTTTGTGTTAAACCAACGCATGTTCTCTACAAAGTCATCTATTAAATTCTCATCATCTATGTCTTCGTAGTCTATTCCATTCTTAGCTATCATGTACTCACGTATAGTATTTACTCTGCTAGGTTGTAGTAGATCTTTTTGATTTAACTTATCTGTGGTGCTGACGTTGCCGTCAAATGCAGTTTCTCTTTTTTTAATAGTTGAAGAAGTGCCATACATCTCTTGTAGGAGTTCTTCATCAGACTGACCAGCTTGAGACTGTTCTTGTAAATCTACTTGATCTGCATTACTATCTATTCC